CCTACAAATTCACCAAATTCACCACTTATTCCCATTTTAAACGCTTTTTTTAGCTCGGATAGTGTTGCACCCTTATAATTTTCTAAAACGTACTCATAAACAAAACCAGCTACGTTTTTAATAGTTTGATTATCTAAGTTGTATTTTTTGTTTTCACCACTTAATTCAATTGTCTTAATTACGATTGCATAAAGTTGTGTTAATACTTCCTGTTTGTCTTTATGAATTATTTTAACTTCATTTTTTACTTCAATGAATGTTTTTAAATAATCATTTAGTTTCTGCATGGCTTCAACTTCTAAAGGTGAAAATCCATTTGTTGTTGTTATTTGATTCATAGTTGGTTTGTATAATCGTCCCAGTTAATGTTTTCAATTGCTTTCATTGCTGTTGCAATTCTAACTTCGCTTGTGTTATTTTCTTTAATAAAATCAACCTTTGCTTTTCTAAAAGCATCTTTAACCCATTTGCATATTGCATGATAATCTGATTTGTATCTAACACCACTACTCATTTTATAATTATTTAAACAATCAATCATCCAATCAACCTCATGCTGAGCATATTCAGATAATAATTTATTATATTCAATATCTGAAAGAGTAATTGAATCTAAATATTTATTTTTAAGAGCAGGTAAATTCTTATTATTTTTATTATCATTATTATTATCATTATTATTTTTATTATTATTATCATTATCGGGTTTTTTGGGTTTGCTTGGGTTATTTTTTTTAGGTCTACCTCCTAACATACCATTATTTTTATTCCTATCACATACTTTATTATATGCTTGTATGTCTCTTTCAAATTGACTTTTAAATGGATAAAAAGCCAAATTAACCAATTGGGTTATTTGGGTTTCAATGGGTTTGTTTGGGTTATAATAATTATAAATAAGTTTAAATAATTGACCAGCTTGTTCATCAGTTAATTCATTTAAAATACCTAAACTATCAATATGTAATATAAATGATTTTCTCACAATTTTATAAATTAAAAAACCCCTAAATGTTCAGTTGGTTTACGAAACCATGCAGCATCAACTCTGCACCTGAACACTTAGAGGTCTAAATGTTTTATTGTTGATGTTATGTGAAATCGGTTCGTTACTCCGATAGTGCAAATATACAAAAATTATTTAACTTTCCAAACCTTTGTAAAATTCATCACGCATTGTTGAGTTCATAGTATGGTAAATATCGCCAATTTTATCTAAGTACTCAACATCTGTTATGTTTTTTTTTTCAAGTTCTTCAACTATTTTGAATCCTTGTTTTTGCCATAGATTAAAATCAGCTTTCATCTTATGTTTAAATTTACCAGTTAATTGTGTTGATTGCTCAACTGTTGATTTGAATAAACCAATTAGAAGATGTGATTCAAATTCTACTTTTGCCTGTTCAGTTGTTAGTGCTTTTTCCATGTTCTTTGATTTTTGTTTTATAAATTTTAATTAATTCTTTAATTTCATCTAAGGTTAGTTTAAGGTCATCGTTTCTTTTATTCATTAATACAACGTAATTAAATGCGCTTATTCTGTGCTGTATTCTTTCGTTATATTCTAAGTGATTTCCATGTAAGTGCTGGTTACAATGAACGCATTGCCCATGTACGTTATCTTCGCAAAATCGTAAGTTAGGATAACGACCTACTGAAAAGAAATGTCCAGCATCGAATTTACTTGTTAATGGTCTATCACATGAAATACAAGGTTTACCTGCATCCCTTAAACGAATATACTTGTTAAAGACTATTTGAAGTAAAGCTAACCATTCAGTTCGGGTACGAGTGTTTTCGATCATTACTTTTTTACGTTCTTTCCATACTTTCGCTTCAGCTAACTTTGCTGCACATTTAGCTCCGCATACTACTTGAGTGGTTTTAAAAGGAATGAAGTTACCACCGCACTCCTTACACTTTTTATTTTTTATTGAACGCATCTAAATATTGGTTAAATAAATCCCTTGCAATAGTTACTTTCTCAATCATTCGTTCCTGTACTTCTTCATTAGCTTCCCATCTTCTAATGTATAAACCAGCATCAGAGTTAAGAATCAAACGAGGGTCAAAAGAAATAAAATCGCACCATTTGCGGCCCGATAATAAAAGGTAGCATTGCATTTGATAATAGTAATCATTATTCTCACTTTCAAAAGTATCTTCATTAAAAAAGAAATTCAAGTGATTAGAACCTACAAAAGGGCATTTTATTTCAATCATACCTTCCTCACCTACTAAGCCATCAGGACTACCTGTTAATCCTTCAATATTTTCACTTATAAGCAACTTTGCTTCTATTATCTCATTACCTGTTCGGGCAGTATAATATCGCTTCGCTATTGGCTCATTTTCATGCCCCCATGCTGTTGCATAGTTATCAATACTTTGTTTAGGCTGACCGCTTAACCTTTCGTAAACTTTTTCCCGAATGTAAGTTTCAGCACCTTTACTAAGTAAGTCTTTTTTAGCTCTTGGTTCAGTCATTAGGCGATAGACTTCACTTCCGCTAAAATTACCAAGTCTATTATTCCACCATTCATTTGAATAAATTTCTATATTACTTTCCATTGTTTATTATTTTTAATATTTGACATTTGTGATTCTGATAAATTATATTTTTTGGCAAGTATTCTTGATTTAGTTGTTTTAAGTTCTTCTCTAATTTTAAAAACTAATTCTTTTGTTATTTTACAATTTGTTCTATATAAATCTAAATTATCAGATTTTCTACTTAAACCTAATTTCCATGCGTGTAATTGATTTTCAGAATTATTACACCATTCTAAATTATTAACATTATTATTAAGTTTATTTCCATCAATATGATTAACCTGTGGTTTATTTAATTTATTTTCAATAAAACATATTGCAACTAATCTATGAACTGAAAATGTTTTAAATTTTGAATCTTTATATAATTGTACTTTTTTATAACCAAAATAATTTATAGTGCCATTTAATAATTTTTCTTTTAAAATTAATTTTTTATTATTTGAACGATTTTGTGAGGTTTGTAATCTTTTTACTCTTCCTAAATTACTAACTTGATATATTCCTTTATATTCAGGAATATCTTTCCAAATTTCAATTGGTTGCATATAAAAAAAATACCAGCCAAATACAAGGGCTTATCCGACTGCAAAGAATTTGCAAATGGCAATGTAAGTGACTGGATTTTTTAATATTTTTCATTTTTCGGATAAGCGTTACAAATATATAAATAAATTATTAATAAACAAAAATTATTATAAAGTTACCTAATCTATTGTCCCACCACGTAGGTGAGTATATTTCAATTGTTGATTCCATTACGGTAATTGTGTTTTAAGTTCATCTTTTAACTGACTTATTTCTACATTTAATTTAGCTTCATTACTTAATTTAACCCATATATTTTGTAAGTCAATTAATGATTTAGCACCTTTTAATTGTTGTTTAATACCTATTACATTTAATGGTTTAGGTTCGTGTTTAACTGTGTTTTCTTGTTCACCTGCTGCGTCAGTATCTTTATCAGTAACTAAGCCTAAAATTGAACTTAAAGCATATCTACGAATGTAAGTAATTGCACTACCTAAAACTTGAAAATCATTCATTTTAGCTAATTGAACACCTTTAGGAATATCTGTTAAGGATTCAATGCTTTCCCCTGTTTCTACATGGAATATAATTGTTTTAACACAATCGCCCATAATAGGTTGAGTAAAGCCAAGTTCGTGTTTTGTTAATAATGGATTGATAACATTGAAGATAGTTGGAAGGTCTGCATAGGAATATCCGTAACCTTTTGTCTCTTTATGTATCACTGGCACTTCTTGTTGGAATGCTGCTAAACTTTTAAATAGTGATTTTGTTTCGTTTGTTTGTTCTTTGGTTTTCATAATTATTAATTTTTAAAATGGTAAATCATCTTTACTATCTATTCTAAATTCTTGGTGTGTATCATAGTTATTTGGCTTAGTCATTACCTGGTTTTCTTTTTTAAAAGGTTCTTGGAATGCAGCACTAAAATACTTAGTCCCTTTTTGTGATTCTTTAAACCATAAAGAGATTTGCATTTCTTTTCCGTTTACGTTTACTGTTCCTTGATAGTCAGGTTGTTTTTCATTTGTCTTTTTAGAGTTCTTGAAGATTGCTCCGCTGTTTAGTTTAGTTTCCATT